CCGAATCTGGACTAATGTTTCTTGCCATTTTTTAAATTTTTTTGTAAAATTAATTTAATTAATTTAATTAAAAAAATAAATTTAATTAATTTTTTTATATTTGCATATCATATAGCAAGTGTTAACGGTTTAATCACGCCCTTCGTTTCTACGAGGGGCTCTTTTTTTTATAAACCCCCGCATAGAAATGCAGGGGCATATTTACTATAAAAAACCGACAACCTACTTTATAAATTTCTTTTTAACTAAAATAAGTTTAGCCCTATATTCTAAGATCAAAGCTTTTAATTCTTCTCTTGTTGGCCTTGTTGGTTGTCTAGCTGTTTCTCTTAAATATTCTACCAAAGCTCCATTTTCTTCGTGTAGTTTATTTTCAAACTCTTCAATGTTTCCTGTTTTAAAATAATTACATTCCATACATTGTGGTTTACAATTTGACTCCATCCATCTTGTGCCCAAATTTGACCTGCCCATAAAATGTCCGCATTGTATTTCAGAAACAGTATGCTTATTTCCACAAGTATAACATTCTACTATTCCGTTTTTATCGGCATGTTTATTTCTAATATACTGGCTAAATAGGTGATCTAAATCCTGAACTAAATTATTAAAGCTTTCTGAATCATCTTCAAATTCATCCATCCTTTTTTGTGTTGATGCAATGGTAGCGCATTGCTTACACATCTTTTTTGAAAAATGGTAATCAATATTACCACAATTTATACAACGCTTTTTCTTAACTATTATTGTGCTATTTCTCATATTTTTTCAATTGCGTTTTTTACATTTGACCAATAAAAGATTTCTTCAGAATTATTTTTATATAATTCTATTTGATTTTGAGCATGCGATATAGCATCATTTTTTGCTTTTATTATTCTATTTTCAAAATCAGTTATTCTGTCTTTTAAAAAAAAGTTTAAGTATATTTTTATTGCTTTTGTTTGGTATGGCTCCATATTAAAATGCTATTATAACTCCTTCTTTCTTTTTATTTTTTGACGCCCTATTAGCTAAAACAGTACATTTTTTACACTGATAATATCTTCCATATAATGCATCATGATCTCTAGCGAACTCACTTACTGGTTTTTCTATCTTGCAAGTTGCGCACTTCTTTGTTATCGTCATTTCTTGTTTCATTTAATTTATGTAGTTTATTGTTAATGAATCTAAATTTTCCAATGTACTCTCCTTTCTTTGTTACTTCAATTACCATGTCTAATCTCTTAGCCATATCGTATATTAATTCTCTATTCTGCATTAGCTATTTCAATAAATTTTTTAATACAAGCAAGTTCTGCTTCTTCATATGAATTATTGTTTTGTAATAACTGCGTTGTTAATCCATAATGTATAACTGCAATATTTGTTCTACCAATTGAATAAGTATATTCATACTTATCTCTAAAAAATCTAAATGCTTGTTGAAATAATGGAGGATAGGACATAATACACTCTTCATTAAAACCTAATTTTGTTAAAGCTTGCGCTTGTTCAGAAGGGATAAATTCTTTAATCATAATAATAATTTTAACAAAGATAATTAATTTAATTAAATAACAAAATAAATTTATGGAAAAATAAATTTTGTAATTAAAAATATTATTCTTTACTTTGTGCTTCAATCAAATTATTTATGGAAAAACAAAATGTAAAAGATTTAATTCTACTGCATCTTGAAGCAGAAGAAAGGCCACTAGCATGGCTTTCAAGAAAAACAGAAATACCATATCCAACACTTTATTCAATCTTTATCCAGAGGATTATGAACCTTTCTGATAAAAATTTGGAAAAGATAAATGAGGTAATGGGAACTGATTTTACTAACGATTAAGAATTTTAAAATGCCAAAAGATACATTCTATTTCTCACACGACTATAATGCTCGTAATGATGAGAAGATAAAAAGGCTAATAAGAAAACATGGCATGATTGGCTATGGTATATTTTGGTCTATTGTTGAAGATTTATATAATAATGCGAACGCATTGCGAACGGATTACGAAGGCATTGCGTATGACTTAAGGTCGGATTGCGATATTGTTGCATCCGTAGTAAATGACTTTGATTTGTTCATTTTTAATGGTGATTTTTTTGGTAGTAATTCTGTTCAAGAAAGATTAGATCAAAGAAACAGCAAAAGCGAAAGTGCAAGAAAATCAGCTAGTTATAGATGGGAAAATGCGAACGCATTGCAAACGCAATCCGAAGGCAATGCTAAAAAGGAAAGGAAAGGAAAGGAAATAAAAGGAAAGGAAATAAAAATAAAATATAAGGATAATATTCATTTGACTGAAAAAGAAAACGAAAAACTTATTTCTGAATATGGAAATGATGTAGTAAAAAAGTGCTATGATTTTTTATCTTCTTATAAAATTGAAAAGTCCTATTCTACAAAATCAGATTACCTAACTATTCGCAGATGGGTGCTAGATGCTGTTAATAAGCAAAATAAGACAGTTTCTCCCCAAAATAGTGTTAACCCTTACCAACAACAATTAGAAGCCGCTAGAATGGCTTATAAAACAATTTCTGAATAATGATTACAATTTTTAAAAACATTTTTAGCAAGGAACCTCATTTTATAACCGTTGAAAAGGCACTAGAAAGAATAAAGCTTGGTGCAAGTAAGCAGTTGGTAATGGATATTAGATTGGCCCTGGATAAGGAAAAAGCCAATAAATTGAAGTTAAATCTGCCATCAATATGCTTTAGTGGTAAATTTGGTGCTGATAGGAAAGATGAGCAGCTTATTGAGCATAGTGGTTTTATTGTGCTTGATTTTGATGATATTTCTGATTTAAGGGATAAGCAAACCGAAATTATATCTAACCCATTTGTTTACGCTTGTTGGGTTAGCCCTTCTGGTAACGGTTTAAAAGCATTGGTTAAAATAGCCGATGGTAAAAAACACAGAGAACACTTTCAGTCGCTTCAGGATGTTTTCCCTGAAATTGATAGAAGTGGTATTAATGTAAGCCGAGTTTGTTACGAGAGCTTTGATCCAGATATTTACATAAACGAAAATGCCGAAGTATTTACAAAGGCAAAAAAGATAGAAAAGGTAGTTGTAACTGAAAATGAAAACGTAGATGATTCTGAGAATTTTCGCAGAATTTTGAAGTGGCTTACCAATAAAAACGATGCTTTTGTAACCGGTGAAAGAAACACTTATATTTTCAAATTAGCTTCAGCTTGTTGCAGATTTGGTATAGGAGAAGATTCTGCACTAAGTTTAATTTCAACAGAGTACACGGTTAGTAATGACTTTACAATGTCTGAAATGAAGAGTGCTGTTAAGAGTGGTTATAGGGCAAATAAAAACAATTTTGCAACTGCGTCAATACAAAAAGAAAAACTTGTAAGCAAAACCACAAATTACGAAATTGATGTTAAAAAGGAGTTTACAGAAGAGTCTGGAGAAAATTATAGAGTTGAGGATGTTGTTTACGGTATAGATGTAAAAGATAGAGCATTATATATCAATGAAAATGGTTTTGACAGGGTAATGGGAATTGGAATACCTCAAATAGATTATTTATTTAAGCCAAAAAGAGGTGAAATAACATTACTTACTGGTATTGGTAACTACGGTAAAACAGCGTGGCAAAAAGCTCAATTGCTAATGAGAATGGTTATGTTTGGAGAGAAGGTTGCAACATTTTCACCAGAGGATGTTCCGGCAGAAGAATACTTTCATGATTATGTTGAAATGCTTTTAGGTTGCGAATGTACTCCATACAATCCAAATAGACCTTCAAGTGAAATATACGAGGCTGCATATGATTTTGTTTCAAAGCATATTTTTTACATTAGTGCTGAAATGCTATCACCAACACCACAGTATATCAAGGAAAAATTCTTAGAGTTAATAGTGCAAGAAAAAGTAGATTACTGTTGTATTGATCCATTTAATCAGATGACAAATGATTACAAGGGATATAACGGTAGAACTGATAAATATCTTGAAACACTATTAGCAGACTTTTCAAGATTTGCAAGAAAAAACGATATATACTTTTGGATAATTGCGCATCCTAAATTGATGGAAAGAGATAGAACTGGTAACTATAAATGCCCTGATGTATTTGATATTAATGATGGTGCTATGTGGTCAAATAAAATGGATAATATTTTAGTATATCATAGGCCATTTGCGCAGACAGATCCAAATAATCCTTTAGCAGAGTTTCATTCCAAAAAGATTAAAAAGAAAAGCGTTGGTAGAAAAGGGTTTATGATGCTTGATTATGTATGGGAAAGAAGAAGGTTTTTCATAGAAGGTAAAGATATATTGCAAGAAATGTTAAATGCCAAGAAAATGGATTTTTGGAAAAGAAAAGAAGCAAGTCAATCTTGGCTTCCATATAAAGATGAAAACGGAGAAGAAGTAATATTTTAATAACAATAAAAACAAAAAACAATGATTAGAATTTCAGTAATCGGAAGATTAGGACAAGATGCAGTAGTTAATGAAGTGAACGGTAAGACGGTGATTAATTTCTCAATGGCCTACAGTGAAAAGTTTAAGAACCAACAAGGACAAGATGTAGATAAAACTACATGGGTTTCTTGTGCTTATTGGACCGACAAATTAAATGTTGTAAATTATCTTAAGAAAGGCACGTTGATTTACATGGAAGGTAAGCCAGAAGCTAAAACTTATTTAAACGACAAGACAAAAGAAACTGTAGCTCAATTACATTCAAGAGTTACAAGTATTCAATTATTATCTAGTAAACAAGACGAAACTCCATTCTAATGTATATACACGAATTAACAAATATTATTGACGTAGAAACCCCTTTAGGATATGGAAAAGCAATTGCCTGGATTGACTACGGAAGCCAAACCAACGCCGTTTGGAAAGTCGTATTATACGACAGTGGTATGGTGCGGAACTTTTATGATGATGACATCCTCGTACACCCCAATTTTATGGACGGTGGACAATTGAATTTAGATTATTTTAAAAACAAAAAATAATACTATGCAACAGGAATTAAGATTTGATGGATCCGATTATAACCACGAACAAGATGGTAAAAGATTGGCTAAAAACCATTTTAAATTAAAAGATTTGATGAAGGATAGGGTATATAGAACATTGGGTGAAATATCTCATATTACCAATATACCCGAAGCTTCAGTATCAGCCGGATTAAGAGATTTTAGGAAAGAAAGGTTCGGAAGTCATATTTTGAATAAAAAATATTTAGAAAATGGCTTATATTCGTACCAATTAATCCTAAATAACGAATAAAATGGCTAAAGTAAAATCAGATTCCAGGAAGGTTACATTTGGTAAAAGAAAGACTGGTAGTGCAAAAAAAACTTATAACAAGCATGTAGGTAAACCAAAAACATACAGGGGGCAGGGAAGGTAATATGGCTATAGTTTATCAACATAGAAGAAAAGACAATAATTCTATATTTTATATTGGAATAGGCAAAAATATTAAAAGAGCTTATTCAAATAGAAATAGAAATAAGCATTGGGTAAATATAGTATCTAAATATGGATATGATATTGATATATTATTTGAAGGCATAGAATATGAAGATGCTTGTAATGTTGAATTTGGCCTTATTAATTCTTATGGAAGATT